GACAGTGGGCACGCCGCCCTCTGCTAATATTAACCACATCCGAAAGGAGCAGTTATGACACAAAATACACAATGTGTATGGAGTGAATTAGAGAGAGGAGCTAGGCATCGCCTTGTAGCCATTGGTCTGCCCCATCAAATGATAAATCCACTTGTGGATTTGACATTTAAGTGGGTCAGGTCGAACGGGCCAGAGTGGACTGTTTCCCGGCTGAAAAGCCTGAAAATAGATCTTATCCGCCGTAAGGCGGGTCTCTGTTCGGAAGTCCAGTGGGTTCGTAAGAACTCAAAGGGTTTTCCGTTCGGTGTCTTTGGCTCAGTAATGAGATGGTGTTTAGAACCTGCAAAAGAAAAGTTGACTCGTAAAAGATTCAACTCAGCCTTGCAAGCTCTTAACATTGCTTCCCTGTTTACTAATACAGATGTGTCAAAAACACAGCTGCAGAAGTTTATGGAGGGAGTTAATTGTAAAGAAGACGATGGTTTAACCATTGAATTCTTATATAATTATTCTCATCATGTGATGGGTTTGATACCCCATCAGCAAGTCAGTAGGGGCGGTAACTCATTACTAGGTTACGTAGGTTCCACTGAAAAGTGGGCTCCTATGTTTCATAGTAATAAGCGGGTTCACCAATCTGATAACATACTTGCAGAGATGCAGTATGCTAATGGACCGGAGAACTACACGTTCGCTTGGGAATACAATGAGCTTTATGCTCCTGTAGTCGCTGGCGTTCGTGGCCCCCTCGAGAAGACCACCGTACAACCTGATAAACATCTGTATGGAGGTGAAGTTCACTTCCTACAAGAACCTGGTTTGAAGCTGCGAGCAATCGCATCTCCTTACCGGATTCATCAGTTGGCACTCAAGCCTCTTGGTGACGCCATTTATGACGTTGTTAAGAGATTAGAGTGGGATTGTACGTTTGATCAATCGAAGGCAATACCTTGGATCCAGAGATCCTTGTCAGCTAGGAAAACAGTTCACAGTATCGATTTAACTGGAGCTACTGATTACTTCCCTTTGGGGTTGCAATTAGAAACTCTTCGTTCAATCTTTGGTGACCTGCTTGACATCAAACTACTAGAAGAAATATCTCGACTCAGATGGAAATCTGAAGCCGGTGATATTCAGTGGCAACGTGGCCAACCCTTGGGATTATACCCAAGTTTTGGTATGTTTACACTCACACATGGTCTTGTATTGAGCTTCCTTTTGGGTCGCCCATACAACTATGAGTTCTTCGTGGTTGGTGATGATGTCATTATCCTGGATGAGGCCTTGTACACTAGTTATATGGAGTTTCTCCGTACAACAAAATGTCCATGGTCTCCCTCAAAGAGTCTTTCTAGTAATTCCCTTGCGGAATTTACTGGTAAAGTAATCCTTGAGGACCAGGTAATTCCTTCTTATAAATGGAGAAAGATTTCTAACGAAAACTTTCTTGA